GTTCTTACAAACTGTAGGCTTAACTGAAGCCAGTAACAGACAACAAGCTACAATTCAAAATGCTGTACTCATGTCTCAAGCTAACTTAGCTGAAGCAGACTTCTATCAGAAAGCTCAGATAAACAATGCTAATGCTTTCTTACAAACAGATTTAACTAATCTTAATAACGAGCAACAAGCTAACGTATTAAAAGCTCAACAAGCTCAACAAACGTTATTAAGTAATCAGGCAGCTCAAAACGCTGCAAGACAATTCAATGCTGCTAGCGAGAATCAAACACAACAGTTTATGACAAGCTTAGCAACTCAAGTAGATCAATTTAATACACAACAAGCTAATGCTATGTCTCAATTTAATACACAACAGATTAATGCTAGACAAGCTTTAGAGTTTCAAACAGAAGCTGATTTAAATAAAGCTAATGCTGCTATGGTAAATCAGATTAATCAGTTTAATGAGCAGATAGAATTTGATAGAGATAAGTTTAATGTCGCTAATGCACAAGCTATTGAGCAATCTAACTTAGCTTGGAGAAGACAAGTCAACACATTAAACACTGCTGCTGCTAATCAGGTAGCTATGCAGAACTCTCAAAATGCTTTTAACATGTCATCGCAAGCACAAGCTTTCTTATGGCAGGAGTTAAGAGATCAAGCAGACTTTGATTTCAGAGCTGCTGAAGGAAAAGAAAATAGAGAAACACAACTTTATGCTACAGCGTTAGCAAATGAAACAAGTACTGCAGAGAATTTTAATTCATCTATTAGTGCAGTTGCTAATTTAATTAAAGCATTTAAAGGTTAGTAGGAGAAATTATGGGACTATTTAGTAAAATAAAAAGAGGCTTCAAAAAGATTGTAAAGAAAGTTGGAAGAGGTATAAAAAAAGTAGCGAAAGGTATTGGTAAAGTCTTAGGTAAGATTGCTAAACCATTTCAAAAACTTGGTATCCTTGGACAAATTGCTTTAAGCTTTATAATGCCTTGGGCAGTAGGTGGTATAATGAAAGGCATGGGTTATCTTGCTTCTAGTTCTTTTGGAACTTTTGCTACTAATTTAGCAACTAACCCAGCTAATAATTTATTTGTGAAAGCTGCGGGTAGATTAGCACAAGGTATTAACTTTGGAGCTGCTGCTGTAAACAAAGCTTATACGTTTATTAGTGACGGTATTTCTACCGGACTTGATTGGGTTTCAAAACAAGGAACTAAACTTAAAACAGGTATAACCGATAAGTTTGATGCTGCTAAAGAATGGGTGACCGGTACTCCAAAAGAAGTTTCTGAATTAGAAAAGTTTGGTCTTAATGATTTAGATTTAGAAGGAATTGCTCCTCCTGCTCCTGCTCCACAGGTTGTTAAGTATGCAGATGCCTTAAATGCTACAGAAAAAGCTAAGTATGCTGCTAGTTTACCAGAAGCAAACCTATTAACACAGCACGGAGAAAGATTAATAGGTGCAGGAAACAAAGCTGCTGCTGCAGTATTCACAATGGATACAGCAAAGAATGAAATAGTTAAAGCTGCTGAGCAACAAAAAGAAGAAGGATATAGACCATCTTATGAAGAAGGACCAACCGTAGCTTACTTAGAAGTTACACCTGAAAAAGTGACACGAGACATTGATTTCTCTGTAAAATCTCAAGGTGGACAGTATATGAGTCCGTTAGATTCTTTACAAATTATGGAAAACATTAGGTACGTTTAAATGATGAAACCAAAACAATACGATCAAGAAGGTCTAGAATTTCTAGGTCAAATGCAAAGACCTATCCCGGGACAGAGTTTAACTAACAGTCCTGATAGTCCTTATCCTTGGGAACAACCACCTGAGTTTACAGAAATACAACCAGCTATTGAATCTCTTTATGTTAGTTTAACAGAAGACGATGCGTATGAAGCTATTGTAGATTTAATTGATGCAGATAATACTATTGCAGATGCAGCTCAAGTTGTTTTGTATGCAGGTTTTGAAGAAGGATTATGGAATCCTGATCTAATGACACTTCTTATTGAACCAACTATGTATTTAATTATGGGATTGGTTGAACGAGCAGGAAGATTAGAATATAAAATAGATAGAGAACCTGAAGTAGAAGACGAAGAAGATAAGCTACAACAAGTTACAGCTATGGAACAACTTCTTAGTAAAGCTGCAGTACAGGCTGAAGAAGATAAAGTTAGTGGTGTACAAAAAGGTGTACTACCTAAAGAGATTGAAACAAAGTTAAAAGAAATTAAAGTGCCTGAAAGTTTATTGGCACCTGATAACACAGAGGAAGTATAATGGCAATTAAAGCATTAGGAGAATCTTTACTATCTTCAGCTAAGAAGAAAGCTAAACGTGGACAGAAGCTTGGACAACTAGCAGGTCTTGCTATGATTGGCATGAGCATAGCTAATTCTAACATACGTAAAAAAGCTATGCAACGAGCTAATGAATGGAACAATAGTTTTACTCCTTTGAAGAAAATGTATGAAGGAGAGTTTACCAGAATAGGAGATGCTAAAAAATTATATGATACCTATGGAACTGTAGCTGGAGGACATGTTAATAAATTTGTTAATGATAGAGCAGCAACATTAAGAAAACTATTTACTGGACAAGACTTTGATGATGCTGCTATACGTGCACAAGCTGTTGAAGATACTAAAGATGAAATAATGCAGTATGAAGAACAGATAAAACAATATAAACCTTATTTTAATATTAATAAAGAAGAGTTTATTAAGCAAGTAGAGGATGTACAAAAGAAAGGAGTTAAAACAATATCAGATGATAATTTAGCAAAGCTGATAGGTCGTAAGTTTTTTGATACAACTGCAGGTAAAACTATTGCACAGAAAATTAAAGTATCAGATAATAACTTTATAACTTTAGATACTCCTCAAGAATTGTATAATGCTATAGACTTAACATTTTTAAATGCTTTAGAGGGTATAGAGCAAAGAAAAATGAAAGTCTCAGAAATAAACATTGTTAATGAAGACTATACAGACCCAAAAGATTTTAAAATTTTAAGTGATAAAGTTTTAAAAGTTAAACCTGTCGGTAAATTAACAGACAAAACTTTAGAAGCAATTCAAAAAATAACTTTTAAATATCAAGATACAGAAGGTAATCTTACAAACATTCCTACCAAAACAAATAATCCTAGTTATATTGATACTTTAATTGTTTCAAACGGAGACAACGAGTTTCCTATAGATGTACAAGTAATGTTAGAACTTCTTGAAAAAACTATTGACGGTAAAGAAAACTTAGACCCTTCTAAAAATAATAAAACTGATAAAGACACTTTCTTAAAAAAAGTTGGAATGTTATCTCAAGCTGAAGAACTTAAATTTATACAAGATAATCCAAACATACCAATAACTCAATCAGATAGAGAGCAGTTTGCAGCTAATGCATTTGTAACTGCTGCTAAAGAGTTTGAGATTGAGCTGACTGAGCCGGGATTTCTTACTGGTCCAAAACCAAAACGACTTTACAAAGTTGTAGATGTTGAGGATGATTCTAAATCTTTTGATAAAGTTCAATTTGAAGAGTTAGTTCTTAACGACCCAAACTTTCAAACTTTACCTCAGGAAGAAAAAGAAAAAATATTTTTTAATTTAAAAGTTGAGTATCCTTCATCTGTTACAGAAATAAATGAACTAAGATCACAAGTCTTAGAACCTAAAACATTAGAAGAAAATATACAAGAAACTATGTCTACAGTTGTAGATACAAAACCAATAGACGTGTCTACGGATACAGACGAGCCAGTTGAGTTAGAGCCTAATGTGACTCCAATTCCTACTCCAAGCCCAACACCAGCTCCGACACCAGCACCTAAAGATTCTTTACTTTCTCCTAATATACCCACACAAGCAGAACTTGTAAAAGATTTTGAAATCTTAGGAGCTGATAAAATGTCTTCAGAAGAGATTGATGCTCGTTTAAACAAGATGATAAATCAGAAAGATGATTTTACAGCTAACGAATATATTAAGCTTATTACTTATTTAAACTCTAAACAGGGAATAATGCCACAAGCAACAAGTTTATTAGAGCCTACTCCTGAACTGACAGATTCAGAGATTATTGCAAATGCTTTGAAAGGTTCAGGCACAGGTAGAAATCCTTTAGAAGTTCTTAATGATATGAATATTTCAAACTTTGAAAGAGCATTAGAGAATGTTAAAAACAATAAATCAACTCTTGGAGTAGCTACCACATCTACAAAGTTTAGAGAATATGTAAGTGAAAACTATAATGATAAATCTTTCACATCGCTTTCTAAATCAGATAAAATAAAAGCAATAGAAGAGTATATTAAAAATTTACAATCTTAGGAAACTAAATGGCACCTGAAACAGAATACAATTCTGAGTATTTCTTAAACCGATACAGAGATAGAGTTAATCTTGTAGAGGAGGAGGAAGAGAAAGAGGAAGATGAAAAGGTGTATAGCTCTGACTATTTTATAAATAAGTACAGGTCTCAAGCTAATCCTGTTAGTCAAGAAGAAATAGACCTTCAAGAAAAAGAACGATTAGTAGATGAAAGAGAGCAACTAGAGCAAAGAGTTTTAGAAGAAACAATAGAATTAGAAAAAGAACTAGAGCCTAAAGAAGTAGTTTCTGAAATAGAGCCAGTATATAATTCTAAATATTTTATTAATAAATATAAATCAAACTTAAAAGTTAAACCTACGACAGAACTTGCTAGTGGTGTAGAACCTACAACAACTCAAAAACTAGAACTTGGTGGTAGATTAGAAAGATACACACTAGGAAATCTTTTACGAACTGCTCAAGCTGGATTATTAACTATTTCAAATAATAAATCATTTAAAGAAAATATTAAAGAAATAGAAACTGAAAGAACAGAAAAAATATTTGACTATATGAGTCAAAAATATGGTGTAGATTTTAGACAATATCAAAATGATGCTGCTGTTATAACAGGCAGAGTAGGTGTTGCTGTTGCAGACCCAGTTACATTTTTTATACCTTGGGCAAAAATTGCCAAAGCTGGTAAAATAACTGCAACTGCTGCAGGTGCTGGTATTGGTGCAACTGATATGGCACTATATGAATATGCTGCTTATGGAGAAATAAATCCTAATAATGTATTATTTGGTGCAGCAGCAGGTGGAGCTAGTTCATTGATTGGTGCAGCAGTAGCTAATAGATTCCCTTCTGTAGCTGACGACACGATAAATTTAGGTAAAATAGATGGTCCTGATGCAGATACTGTTGTTAAAAGCACGGTAAAAGATGAAGCTGTTATTAATTTAGAGGGTCAAGATTTAGAAGCTTTAAAAACAGTTCTTCCAATTGTTATGAAAAACAAAGCTACAATAATTGACAATTTAGAACCTACGTTAGCTTTACATAAAATGGCTGCTCAAGCTAGAAATGACATTAAAGAATTTCAAACTTTAAAAACAGAAGGTCAAATTCTTTGGGACCCTAAAAAAAGAGAGTGGAACTTTACAGCAGAAACAAAAATTAATAAAAAAGACTTTGATATTTTAAATGAAAAAAGAAAAAAAGCACAGAAATTTTTAAAAGATGATTTATTAGACTACTATGTTAAACTATCAGAAGGTACGGGAGAAATAGTAGACGGTACATTTAGAGAAACTGTAAAACAAGGCTTTGAAATTACAGATAGTTTAATGCAAAAAGTATTGAATGAAACTTTTAGACCTCTGTTTGGAGGAGGAGTTGGTTTTACTGCCGGTACATTCATAGGTGATGAAGACGATGCTATTAATTATAGCTTGATGGGAGCAGGAATGACCTTCGGTGTTGTTTATAATCGTATTAAAGATGCTCCATACTTAAGACAGGGACAGAAAGAAAAAGCTTTTGGTCTTATTGAAAACGAATCTATGAGAATGTTACATAACTTTTTAAAAATAAAAGGTTCTGGTACGACTGCTGCTAGAGGAATAAATCACGGAGCAGAAAACGAGATACTTGTTAGGTCTTTAGTACAAGTAATGGACGGTAAAAAGTTAAACAAAGTAAGTGCTGAAGAAGCCTCTGATTTTTTAACATCAACATTTGGTCAGCAGATTACCGAAGTAATTCAAAATGCTACTCAAATAGAAAGAACAGCAGCTACTAAAATTATAAAACAGTTAGGAACTAGAGAATCAGTTCAAAAAGAATTTAAATTATCTACGGAAGCTATGACTAATGTAGACAATTTAATAGCGAATACTAACGAGTTTAAAAAATTTTTTAATGGTTCTTATGTGGACCCTGTTATTACATATAATAAAATTGATAACTACGACTTACCTCAAATATGGGACACAGCAGTTATCATGGGAAATAGAGTTGGAGCAGAGAACGCTGTTAAAAAAGCTTTGGCAGCAGAGTTTCCAAAATGGAACGCAACTGCAGCTAAACTAACAGGAGAAACTTCATTAGACAACGCTGCTGAAAGAATTGTAGCAGATGTATTAGGAGAAGTAACTGAGTCAGTATTTAAAAGACCCAAGACAAAAGCAGAAGTATTTGGAAACTTTGAAGCAATTCCACAATTAAAAAATTATCAACGTGAAAGAATATTTAAAAGTTTAGAAGCAAGGAAAGAGTTAGAGCCTTTTTTAAAACAAGACTTAAAAGATATTTTAGAGGACTGGGTAAGTAATACTGTTAAAGGAGTTGAGTTTGCTCGGCAAATGGGACAGAACGGAGAAATAGTAAATAAACTTGCTTACGGACTTAGACAAAAATTTAGAGACGGAGTAATTAGTGAGAAAGAATTAGATTCTAAATTACGTTTAATGAAGAACACAGTTCAAGCTTATTTTGGATTAGTTGGAAAAAGTGCTAGTGACCCATTACAAAGTAACTTAGCTAAAGATGGGTTTGCTTTACTTACTTTTTTATCAAATACAACCATGTTGCCACGATCTATTATACCACAGTTAGGTGATTTTTTACAACCGTTTCAAAATAGTAAAGTTGGGTCGGCTGCAGCAGGGTTTGCAGACGCTTGGAAAAAAGACGGTATAGCTGCTCGATATGGTATTGGAGGCTCTAAAGCAAACACGATAGGTTCTACGGTTAATAAAGACATTGAAGGAGTATTTTCAGCCGGTCTACATCCAAGCACAACGTTCCAACAGAAACTTTCAGACTGGACTAAAACTTTCTTTAAAATAAATGGTATGGCTCCAGCAACTAATTTTGCAGCAAAAGTTGCTTTTAGTACTGGTATCAATGAAGTATTTGATATAGCTAAAAAAATTGGTAATAAAACTAAAATTAGTAGATCACTTCAAACTAAATTAAATTTTTATGGTATAACTAAACAAGACCTAGAAGGTTTAAGAAAGTTTAAAACATTAGAAGAAGCCTTAGACTCTGCAAGTGGTCAAGCTGCTTTAACTAAAGTGGGAATGAAAGCGTTTAAACGTGACGTAGGTTTACCCGGAATTGGTAACAGAATGATTTTTTCTCAAAGCAATAATCCAATGATTAAATCGGCTGGATTATTTTTATCGTGGGCACAGTATAAAGTAGGTCAAATGAATGGGCTTATAAACAGGGTAGAAAACGGAGATTTAAAATTAGCTATAAAAATGTTAGGTACTATTGGTATATTTGGAGGGCTTAGAGAACTTCAAATAATGATGAGTCCTTCACGAGAGTACTATGCAGAAAAAGAACCTGAAAACTTTTCAGCAAAATGGTGGGGACAAGCAGCAGGTTTGTCAGGTATCATTGATTGGAGAGCAGAGAAACTGTCTAGAGTATTTGGTTCGTGGGCAGGAAGCCAACAAGGAACAGCAACATCAGCAATATCTCCGTTGTTTGGATTGCTGGATAAATGGTATAACAATATAGGTAAAACTTATAGAAACTTAGATGCTGGAGATTATGAAGGAGCAGCAGTATCTACAATTAAGACAGTTCCATTAGGGTCAGAAGTTATTGATTACACAAACAGAATAAATGAATCGATTACAGGACAGCCACTCTTACAAGATGTTGAGAATAGGCAGCCTAGTACTAGACCTACACTAACACAGTTTTCAAAAGGAGGACGAGTAGGATACGCAGAAAACGCTGGACTTGTTTCAAAAGATTTTCCTGTTCAGTTTGCTAAAGAAAATCCAGCAGATAGAATAAATGAAATAACAGGATTACCTTATAACTTCCAACGTGTACAATATAATAATGGTAAAATTGTAGACCCTCGGTATGAAGGAGCTAAAGCACTATTAAAACAGACACATAAATATGCAGTAGATAACAAAGCCTATGGTGATGATGGTAGTGGTGGTCAAGTATCTTTTTATTCTAGTGTTATAGGAAAAGGTCCTAAAGAACATTACATAGTAAATCGTTACAACCCTACAACTAAGCAATTTGAAACAGACGAAGAAATATTTAAAAGAGTAGACCCACTAATTAAAAGTGGACAGCTTAAGCCTTATGAAGACCCTAAAATTGCAGATACTGAACGTGCTAAAATGCGTGACGAAATATTACAATCAACAGAAGATAAATAATATGAATATAGAACAATGTAAAGCTGAAATCAAACGACACGAGGGCGAAGTCCTAGAAATTTATATGGATAGTTTAGGCTATAAGACTCTAGGAGTTGGTCATCTATGTCAACCTAATGACCCCGAATATGATTGGGAAGTAGGTACATCTGTATCTCAAGAGGTTGTAGATAGATACTACACCATAGACTTTGATAGACATTATGCAGAAGCTATACATGTGTTTGGTGATAAAGAAGCTTTTTATAAACTACCTGAAAAGATACAGCACGTGTTAGTCAATATGTGTTTTAACTTAGGTGGTACAAGACTTTCAAAGTTTCGTAACATGTTGAAAGCTTGTAGAGAACACGACTGGAATAAAATGGCTGCAGAGATGCAGGATAGTCGATGGTTTACTCAAGTAGGTAGACGTAGCATTGAGCTACAACAAATTGTATTAGATCAATAATGTTATTATACACAGAGAAACAATTAGATAAAGCTTACAGAATAGATTGTAAAGCTCGTACTCTTTGTAACGAAGAGTGGGTAACACGTGAAGACTTTAGACCACTTTATGAAGACCTTATAGAGTCTTACATGGTTGCATACAGTGAAGATTATATACTAGGTGACGATGTTCCCGAGTATCTACTTGATGCTGTAAACGATTTACTTGAATCAACACTCACACTAGGAGATTAAAATGAAAAAATTAAAAAGTATATTAGGTACTCTAGCCCCAACTCTTGGTGCTGCACTTGGTGGTCCAATAGGAGGACAAGCTGGTCAGATACTAAGTAGTGTTTTAGGTGTAGCTAACAATCCAAAGTCTATAGAGCAAGCCATGCAAAACCTTACAGCCGAGCAGATGGTTGAACTTAAGAAAGCTGAGAAAGGTTTTGAAGTTCAAATGAAAGAACTTGATGTAGATATCTATGCATTAGAAGTTGATGATAGAAAAGATGCAAGGTCTAAATTCTCAGGTGACTGGACTCCTACAGTTTTAGGAACTTTGTCAATGGCAGGATTCTTAGGTTACATATTTTATATTACAGCTTTTCCTGTGCCAGATTCAAGCGATGATATTGTCATGCTTATTATTGGTTCACTTACAGGTATTGCAACTGCTGTAATAAGTTTTTACTTTGGCTCATCAAATAAGGATAAATAATGACTCGTAGGTCTATGAATCAAGATTTCTTTTTCCCAATAATTATATTGGGTTTATTGACGTTGTCTTATTTAACTTAATTAAAACTACTTTAAAACGTTTAACTCTCTTTGAAAGAAGTTATGTAAGTCTCCCATCTTTATCTTACCATTACGTAGGATAGTTTTTATAACATCTCTTTCATCTGGTGGAAATATTTCATCCACCATATCCTCCGGTAACATACTAAACTCTGTAACGATATCATTGTTACGTGTAAGAAGCACTTTAAAACTTACTAAGTTAGCTTCGCTTTTATTAACCATTATCACTCTCCAAATTTGCAAAGGTTATCTTATCTTGTCTACCACGTAGTCCTGCTTTCATGTAAGAAGTAGCACGACCTTCAAAGAAGTTCTGATGTTCAACACCCATTACTTCATCCAACCACCCAAGAGGATTCTCACGCTGGTCATAGTTTGTTTTTAATCCTAGCTGGAGCAGTCTTCTATCAGCTATATATCTATTATAAGCGTACATATCTTTCTTGGTAAGACCTTCAAGGTCTCCCATATCAAACACTAGGTCTAAGAATTTATCTTCTAGCACTACCATTGTTCTACATATATCATAGAGTTCTGCTTTAAAATCATCTGTCCATATATCTAGGTTCTCTTGAATAAACTCTCTAAATAATTTAGTCATAGCTTCAACATGCATAGACTCATCTCGTATAGAGTAAGTGACTATCTGCCCCATCCCTTTCATACGACCAAAACGTGGGAAGTTTAATAAGATTGCAAAGCTAGAGAACAACTGTAGTCCTTCTGTAAAGGCTGAGTAAACTGCTAAAGTTTTTGCAATGCTTTTTTTATCAGCCTTAGTTGTCTTAAGATTACGGACATACTCATGTTTATCTGCCATCTCTTCGTACTCGGCAAAAGCTTTGTACTCTATCTCAGGCATACCAACTGTATCAAGGAGTAAGCTGTAAGCATGTTGATGGATAGACTCCATGTTTGCAAACGAACCCATCATCATTCTAGCTTCTGGCTTTCTAAAGATACGCATGTATCTATCAACATATCCTGCACCTACGTCAACATCCGATTGAGTAAACAATCTAAAAATTTGGGTAAGTAAATTCTTTTCTTTTGAATTTAACTCTTGCCAATCTTTTACATCAGTATGTAAGGGTACTG